AATGCGAAGGTATGTTGTGCAAGACCTCTCCCCCGAAACACTTGATATGCTCCGCAGGCTCGACACCGAACGCCACCCCGATTGGATGCGGGGCTACCTGCGTCCCTTCCATGACTCCGCTATGCGCTTGGCGGGCATCATTCCGGACGGTCCCGAACTCCAACATGCGCTGCGAGGCTACGTCGAAGCGCAATACCTGGCACTGGAGCGGCTGCACGCCTACATGGACGATCAGTAATCAAGCAAAGTTTCTTGCCACGGGGCTTGCGCTCTGGCGAAGTGGCGGGTAATGTTGAGTGTACAAAGACCAACGATGAAAGGTAACATCATGGAACTCAAATGGGCAGAAACCACCGACCTGCGGGGCCGGAAACTCCTCACCTGCGACACCGACGTGATGCGACTGGAGATCCACGACGACGACCGGCCGCAATACCGGTACTCGATCACCGCTAAGCCGTTGCAGGCATCCGGCATCCCCGGCCACCACCTCTCCGCTCCGTACAACTACTTCGCCGTCTGCAAGGATGTCGAAGAGGGCAAGCGTCGTCTCACCGCGTACGTGAGAGAGCTGCTCTCCTGATCCGTTGGAACGGGCCACCCTTCGGGGAGCGGCTTTTTCGGTAACAATGAGAGGATACGAAGATGACCAAGATTCTCAGCGAAACGGCCACTTACACCTACCTAGACGAGCAGATGACGCACACGGGGTACTTTATCGCCAGCGACGACTACCGGCTCAAATGGGCTGGTAAAGACCACTGGGAGTTTGCCAAATCTCGCCCCGCCTTCAAGCTGAACCTAAGTCGCGTGCTTAGCGGCCTAACCAACGCGTAGTAGAGAGGATATGGCGATGACCGACAAACTTCCCGGTGAAGAGTGGAAAGCCTACCAGCGGCGCACGGGCGGTGACTACGCCACGTGGCGTAAGCAGCTCGCCGCCGAGTGCGACGCAAAGACCGCAGCCGTTCGTGAGTCCATGACAGCCGAAGAGCGTGAGGCCGCGTCACGGCGCGGGCTGGAAGCGGTTCGCGAGATCATGGACGAGTGGAACGAGGTAAGAGCCCAGCTCAAAGACTAACTCAAGAAAGTTCGGCCACCCCCTTGCACCATAGTGCGAGGGGGTGCTAGAGTTGTCCTTACAAAGACCAACGACGTAAGGACAGCACCATGTCAGAGAAAAACGAGACCCGATACACTTTCCGATTCCGCAAGCCCTCTGGTCAATACGCAGTCTCGAACACGACTCCTACCATGACCGGCGTGTCCCTCATGGTGGCCGACATGCTCACCCGGCAGGCCGGAATGTCCGCGGATGAGGCGCGTACGTTCGCCGAGTCGGCTTGCGAACAGTGGCTTGACAACATGTCACAGCGGATCGAACACGCGTCGGGGTACGAATTCCACCTTTCGCCTGAGCGAATCGGGCGTAAGCACTGGTACAGCCAGCAGTAAGAACGGGCCACCCCCCGGGGTGGCCTTTTCTGGTATCCTGGACAAACACGACGCAAGACGGAAGGATGCCGTGTCAGAGATCGCCTACCAGTCCGAACGTGCAACCCTGTACCTCGGTGACTGCATGGAAGTGCTGCCAACACTGGAAAAGGGCAGCGCTGATCTATTGGTGACCGATCCGCCTTACGGGGTGTCGTATCAGAGTGGTATGCGTCCGGACACATTTCCTCAGATCATCGGTGACCACGACACCAGCGCCGCACTATCCGCGTTGGCGCTGGTTCCCCGTGTCCTACTGAAACATCGTCATGCGTATGTTTTCGGGTTCTCCGCTGAACAACTCTCCACTGTTCTCCCGATGAGTTCAACCGCTGAACTCATCTGGGACAAAGGAGAAATAGGTATGGGCAACCTATCACTACCTTGGGGTAGCCAACATGAAAAAATATTGTTTGGGGCCGTATACACGTCTAAGGCCGAAAGGGCCGTAGGCGGTGGCGCTTTGTCCGCCCGTATTCGTAACGGGTCTATTATCCGGCAGAACAGAAAAACAGGCCGTGGCGTTAAGAACCACCCCACCGAAAAGCCGGTAGCGCTCCTCTCGCAGCTTGTCGAGTCGTCGTCACGGCCGGGTGAGGTCGTACTCGATCCTTTCATGGGCTCCGGCTCGACATGCGTCGCGGCGATTCTCGCAGGCCGTAAGACGGTCGGTATCGAGCTTGACCCCGGCTACACCGCAACGGCCGTTGCCCGTGTCCGGGAGGCGGAACGGATTCGGGACCTCATCGAGGGAATGTGACCCCGTGTGCTATCGTTGATGCAACGACGAAAGGGCCAACGATGCACCGAGACATGCGCGGAACCATCACCATCACGTTCCGGACCAAACACACCGCCTTCCCCACCGGGGTGGGTTACAAAGTGCCGCAGAAGTTCACCCCGTGGCACCTCACCTACTCCGACAGCCTCTCGACACTGTTCAGCGCCTCCGATTGGGGTTGGAACGACACCATGGCGCGGAAGCTCCTTGCCAGTGCGTGCTACCAGCTGCCCGCAATCGTGTGGGCGGAGCGCTCGCCCATCGAAACACAGCGGGCGTCGCAGGCGAACGCAGAGAATGCCTTGTGGGCTATCGAGCCGGTAGGCAACGGGTTCATGTCGGACCTGAGCCGCACGTACCAGATCTAGGTGGAGGCCACCCTCCGGGGTGGCCTTTTCCTCGGGTAAACGTGTAAGCGCTTGCCAGACGGGGGAGTGACCTCGCGCGCCAACCGGAAATGGGCTCTGCACCGACCAATCGCCCGAAAAAGAAAAACCCTTTCAAATCGGACATCGACCCTGACCACCGCTCTCCCTCGCGCTGTGCTACCCTGGACGTTCACGACGAAAGGACATGATGATGGCCAAGAAAGATGACACGTTCGACAAGGTCATGAAGGGCCTCAAGAGCACCAAGGGTGACCCCAACGCCAAGCGCGCCGAGATGGACAAGCGCAGGGCGCGAGGGGAAGACCAGGCAGCCAACGACCGGACAAGGAGAGGCAGGCAACGTCGCGCACTCAAGCGCAATGAGGGGGACAACGGCGTCATCGACACAGGCATGTTCGGGTCGTAACTACATAGCTGCACACAGGGGCATCCCGCCATGGGGTGCCCCTTTGCTATGCCCTGTGTAGCTCTCTAAGCGCCTATACCCGCATACCCTAACCCGTGTAGGCATACGACATGTGAGGCCGTCAGCGTTCCGCACAGAGGCCGGACGGGCTATGCACGGCTAGGACAACGGCCCGCGCTGGCAGGCTCCTAGAGTTCGGCCCTGCGCCGTTCGTCGTCCACGGCGGCACGTACAAAACAGTCTTTGGCTTCGAGAAGCTTGCGAAGTCCCGCTGTCAACTCGGGCCCATCAGGCAGTGACGCAATCATGAGGTTCGCCAACTGCCCAAATGGGCGCGAAACTGTCTGAAGGTGATGAGGCAGGTGATCGTACACAAAGTACCCCTGCAAGTGGAGAGTTGCGGAGTGTCTCGGGTCTGTTTCTTCCATTTCCCCAGTATACCGCATAGTCGGGATTACCCATGGGAAGTGTTGTTCCCGCAAGTTATCGTTCTGTGACCTACTGGCTAGACACTGTCAAGATTCGATCCCTGGGCGCTCCGGGAACCGGCCGCCCATACTTGAGTGCCTTGCGCTCAACTCTCGGCCCATCTCCGCCAGCCCAAGCCTCAGCTCGCCGGTCGCAGCGGCCCACTGCTCATCGCTCAACTCGGCGGCCTGTAGGGCTCTCTGGAGCACGCTCGCGATGTTCCGTGCCTCAGCCTGCACCGACTCGATGTAGCGCTCTGAGAGGCCCGCACGGACGGCGGCAGACGCAACCTGTGCCCCATGGGCGCGTTCCTCGCGGCTCAGCTTGACCCACTCCCTCAGCTCGCGGCCCTGTCGAGCTCGTGCAATCTCGAAGTCTTTGGGGTCCCAGTCGTGCGCCTGCGCTTCCAACTCGCGTTCGCGCTGCGCCTCCTGCTCAACTCGCTCATCGACCCACGATGCCCGGTACGCGGAGCGGCGAACCTCGGTAAGGATCGATTCCCAAGGGCTCACGCTGACTTCGCCGTCAACGGGCATCTGCTGTCGTAGATCTCGAATCGCCACGGCAAAATTCTCACTTTCTGTAACCGGATTTCGGGCTTCGCCTTGCAGGGATTGCAGGGATTGCAGGGATACTTTGCATTGTTCTCTCTATACAGAACAACACTACTCCGTACACTGTATATTTACACACTCCTGAACTGGTTAGGTTTTATCCCTGCAATCCCTGCAAGTACCAGGTCAGAGGGTGTTTTATCCCTGCAAGCATCCCTGCAGTATCCCTGCAAGCATCCCTGCAAGGCCCCAAAACCAGCTCGCCTACTCTATGTAGCCTTTTCAGTACACTACATACAGCTTCGAGTCGCTAACGCTCTGAGGCCAAATACCCCAACTTGCAGGGATAGCTTGCAGGGATCGGGGGTCGATCCCTGCAAGGCACCGACCCCCGTTTTCGTCACTCTGTGTAGTCAGAATTCGGAGCCGAGATAGGCCCCGGTGAGCACCGTCTGCTGCTTCCCCCGGATCGTGTGCCTCCCGTCGCCGAGTTGGCTCGGGTAGATGGCGAACAGTTCCCGGAAGAACACGTTCTTTCCTTTCCTGTGGTAGCCCTCCGCCTCGCACCACGCCTCGTAAGCCCAGTACACACTGTCTTTGGTGGCAGCGGAGCCCGCCTCGAACACGAGCCGGTCCATGACGAATGCTTTGAGCGGGCTACCGGACCGGTCGGCCTTGCTCATGGCGTCCTTGACGTTCTCCCCCACGGTGAACTTCCCGTCGTTGGCCCACAGCCGGTCCGCGCCTTCCAGCGCCCAGTTGAGAATGCCGGTGAGTTCCGACCCGAGCTTGTGCTTCAAGGTCCGGTCCTCCTTGCCGTAGAACCCCTCGATCCTGATGGGCAGCGGCAGGAATCGACCGGCCAGGGCACCCGTGGTGTCTCTGAGGTCGGGCATGGAGTTGGACATGATCATGATCCGCACGTCAAGCTTGGTGATGACCGGCGAAAGGTACTTGCGTTCCACGGTCACGGGGTCCTCACCTGAGATCATGAGGAGCTTTTCCACGATCGACGCCTCGGACTTCTCCATGCGCGCGTCACCGAAAATGGCAAGGCGTTTCCCGAGCATGTTCGACAGCCCGTACTTGTCACCGAACGTGGACATGAGCGGGTGATCGACTTCGCTGCGACCGCCGAGCAGTTCCTCGAGCACCCACGCGGCTGTTCCCTTGCCGCAACGGCGCGGGCCGACAAGGACCAGGATCTTCTGTAGTGATGTCGAGCGCGTGAGGACGTATCCGAACCATTCCTGCAGGAGCCGTTGCGAGGCGTGGTCGTCAGGCCACAGCTCGTTCAGGAATTTCAGCCACAGCGGGCATTCGGCTTCGGGATCGTAGTCGACGGCTACGGCTGCGTCGGTGAAGAACGCGGGAGTGTGCGGCATGAGTTTGCGGGACTCCGCACCTTTCGAAGGCGGGCACCACAGCAACCCGTTGGCGACGCAGGTGACCTCGTTGCCGGGTGTTTCGAGTTCGCGCGCCACGGCATCGTTGCCGATCCACGTCCCAGCGGACATGGTCTCATCGGGGCGAGAGGCAGCGGCGAGAGCGTCGGTGACCTCTTTGACACTCCGGTTGTTGGGGTCCCAGTCTTTGACTTCTACGCCTTTTCGCTGCGTCTCGTGCTGATAGGTGGCGTTGTCCATGAGCGCGCGAACCATGTCAGGCACGGCGTATTTGTTGTCCACCTGCCCGAATGGTCGGTATCGCCCTCCGGTCCGCTGGTCCCGCCAGATGTACCAACCGTCCCGCCAGTGCCTGAGGTGCACACCCTCGTCATCGGCGAGCATGTGCGCGATGAGACGCGCGACCGCTCCCGGCCTGTGGGGTCCGGGAACGGGCTCGCCGAAGTCGAGGCACCGAGGGAGGAGTTTGAGCGTGTCAGGAATAGTGATATGTGTGGTGAGGTGCCCGTCCGCAGTCATGGTGAGCTGGTCACCACCGGTGCTGGTGGGCACGGGTTCGGCGGGCTGCTTCGGTGCGAGTTCACCGAGCATGTATTGTTGCAGGTCAAATTCGCCCATTTTGCCGTTGTTCGATGGCGTGGTATCGTTGTCCACGTACGTTCCTTTCGTTGTCGTTGCAGTCGACGCATGAAGTACAGCGGGATGGGAAACCCCCGGGTGTGAGCCCGGGGGTTTCTTGCTGCCTATGAGCTGTTGCCGCCAAGCCCGCTGATGGCCGAGGCAATTTCGGACATGCCCTCCCGAACGGCTTCGGCGATCTCGCCCAGGCCCGTTTCGATGGCGGGGCCGACCGGCGTTCCGGTGCCCTCCCCCGACATGGACATGCTGAGCATTTCCAGCCCCTCGGGCCCTGTGGTGCCGCCATGGGAGATCGAGCGGATAGCGGAAGCGATCCCCTCTGCGGGGTTTGTGGCGCGCGGACCTTTGATGCCCGCCATGATCTGGAGTGCTTCGATGATCTGCGCGATCTCGTCACCACTCAAGAGCGGCGACTGTTCGGAAATGGCTGACGAGATGTCTGAGGCACCGGCGAGGATGGATTCCCCTACGGGCGACCGGAGGTCGTTGCCCGCCAAGGCGACATTGCGTGCGTTCTCCATCCCAACGATCTCGCGGAGATGCATCAAAAGTTCTGTGACCTGCTCTTCGTTCACTGTCCCTCTTTCTCTTCGTTGCAGTCGATGGGTTCGAGCCGGTAGCCGAGCTGTCGAGCCTGCGCTTCGACCATCGTCAGGCGCTGACGCAGCTTCCCGTCTTCGCCGTGCTTCGCCCACCGGGCGTTCACGGCGTTGCGTGCCCTCTCGGACCGCTGCGCTCTGGTGAGTGCCACAGAGACTATCCCTTCGTCGTCGCCGTAGGCGCTGCGGCTTCCGGCTCGTTAGTGTATACACTATCACGCCGCGCGCGTGTCCTCCTCGGGTATGATAAAGCTGTGCCCCGGCTCCTCACCCGAAGCCGGGGCACTGTTGCGTCTAGGGGTTGTCACGTCCGGAGAGCACGTCAGCGCCCCTCTTCGAACGGCCTGCGGTGCATGTCCCGCTTGGCGTTCTCGGTGCGCGTCTCGCGCTTGACGTCGCGCTTCGCAGCGCGGTCGTCGCGTGCGGGTCGGGGCGTGCTGTTGTCGTTGGGCTGTCGGTTGTGCCAGAGTGCCATCTTCTAGTCCTCTTTCTTCCAGTCGGCACCACGAACGGTGTCGGGGGTCGAGTAGCCGTCAGTGTTGAACATGGTCCGATCATCCCAGCCGCTTGCGTCAGGCTCCGGGTACAGGTGGGGGTCACTGGCCGCGCATCGGGACACCGTGCAGCCCGGAGAGCACGGGTCGTATTCGCTCCCGTAGTCCTGGCAGTCGGGTGAACCGCTGAGTTCACGCTTCATCGTTCAGTCTTCTTTCGTGTCGTCGTCAACGGGTACCAGACGATACCCGAGGTTTTCCGCCTGCGCTTGCAGCATGATGAGGCGTTGCTGCCGCTTGTCGTCGCTGGTCTTGCCTGCCCACCTTGCAGCGGCAGCGGTGCGAGCACGTGAGACGCGTTGTTCCTTGTTCATGCGCGTCACCTCCTTAGAATGCATCCTATCACACGTTCCCCGCCCGCCTGCCCGCCTCCCAACCGGATTCAAAGGTCCGACGTTGGGATGACTCGTCATCATTCGCGCCGATGGAGAACATCACGGTCCGAAGCTCTGACCACGCTGCATCCGCACTCATGGTGCCCATCTTCCCGAGCCGGTACGCAGCCACGTTCAACTCATTGTTGCGGGTTCCCGGTGCCGAGCTCCCGAGACGGTCAAGTACCCGTTCCGCTTCGCGCTCGGCTGCGGCGCTGCCTGGTTCGTACTGGACTTCCGCCCGTTCCTCACGCTCAGGCTTCCGCGTGAGCGCAACCAGCCAATCGGGGGCCGGGAGGATCATCGTACGCCTGATACCGTCGCGCGGGACCACTTGATAGCCACCGCAGCCGGGAGCTTTGACGAGTCCCCCGATGCCCTTCACATCCAGGTTTGGTGCCAGGTGGCCGGATGAATCGCTGCGAACGCCGCGTTCGGCGTCTGCGATCTCGTCCCACCGGAAGTAGAGATGCGCCCCGCCCGAAGGTGTGGCGACGGTCATGGTTCGGGTGAACTCTTCGACACTAGCCCCGTTGGCCCTTGCGATGTCGCGGAACACCGCAAACCCGTTGATACCGTGCTTGATATCGATATCCAAGATCCACACCCCCGAACCAGGCCCCGTGGCGATGCCGACCGGACAGCCGGTGAACTCGCCACCTGCCCACCAATCGCGGATCGTGTCGAGGTCGGTGGTAGCGCGCTCTTTCCACCCCTCGATGGCGGGTCGCTTAGAATTTGGCACGAGCGGGAAGACTTTGAACCCGAGCTGCGAGCAGGCGTACGCGACCGCTCCCGCGCTGGGAGCCTGCCCACCTGCGGCCGTGTGGTTGAAAGATACTGTCGTCACATGCGTCATCCTGTCATCAGTCGTTGTTGTACCAGCTTACCGCGTCTGATACGCTTGCGTCTAGCAGGGACAACCCGCTGACGATTGACAGATGATCGAAGATGATGAGAGGGAACAAACATGGACATGGGACTGTATGAGGACCCTGCGGTGCTCAAAGCGATCAGGGAACACCTTGCCGAGCAGGCGCGCGAATCTCACCAGGACGACTGGTACGAAACCGACGAACGACACGAAGATGAGGAGAACTAGCATGGATGTGTACCGAGATGATGAGGCGTTCGAGGCTGCCGTCAAGGGTACGTGGAGCGAAACCCTGGACGTGGTTTCGGACGAGTTCGCCGAGTTCGCTGCCGAAGAGTGCGAATACGACGACCCCACCGTGAAGGACTTCACCGTTTCCGGGCAGGCGTTCACTGGGCGGGTACTGGGTTTCGGGTCCTCGCGCCATCGGAACGGCACCCACAATGGACACATGCCTGGCACGACGCTGCCCCGTGGTCAGACCTGCTCTGCGTGCCGCTGGGCGGATGTTGCGATCATGGGCGTGAACACTGACGACAACGTGCACATGTTCCTCGTGCTGACCATCGGCAAGTCCACGATCCCCGGTGAGGACCAGCGTGTGAGCACCACGTGGACGCCTGACGCGCTTGAGGTGTTGAAGTCGCTGTACGTCAAGAGCAAGAACGGGCACCCGCCGAAGATCCCGCTGCCGAACGCCACCGCGTTTCGGGCCGCTGCCGCTGTCGACAAGTCGATTGACCGCGTGCTGGAACGCTTCGAGGACATCGTGCCGCTGGTGCCCGAAGATGACATGTTCGCGTGACACCGGCCCCATGTTGCACGCAACGGCGCATCATGCTAGGTTTGACAGGTCTCTCCATAGCTTTCGGGCGAAGGATCTGGCGTTTATCCGCCAGAGGGAGCCATCTTTATGGGGTGGAGATGGCTCCCGACAACGTCATCCTACGATCACGATCAAAGACGGAAGGACACACCATGTATGACTTCGAGGCCGAACCCACCAAGCGTGACCAGCTCGTGCGCGGGCTGCAATCCGCTGCCTCATTCCTGCACTACGCAGTAGACCTCCCGCTGAACGTCGGACGGTTCGACATCACGTACTGCGTTATCAACGACGACCAGGACGCGGCCCGATCCGAGTTCAAAGACTTGACCATGATGCTTCGCGCCGAGGTTGAGGGGGATGCTACGGCGTGGTATGTGGAGACGGACGACGTTGAGCACGAGGGTACGATGCAGCACTCGACGCGTCTCGTGTTCCGGGGAACCCCGGTCGCCTACCAGGTGCTGTGGATCGAGAAGACGGGAGACACCGAAGATGAGTGACATCGGACTGCTAGCGGCGCTGATCGGTGGTTGCATAGGTCTCGTGCTGTCGGTTCCGGCCTTTTGGGGAATCCTGAAATGGATCGAACACCGGGACATGACCAAGGTCGAGCGCATGATGCGGAAGCAGGCGAAGAAACGATGAGTGACCGATACCGAGGCCCGATCGCTACGCAGGGTCCCAACGACAACTGCAAGTCAGGATGCCACAACTACGCGTATCACTGCGGTCGGTGTGGCGGGTGTTCTGGTTATCAGGGGCACCAATACCTGCACTGTTCAGTCACGCTCACCCCGCGCGAGTTTCACATGTGCTGCCCGGACAACTGCGAACTGGAGACGAACAACGATGAGTGACGAGCGAGTGAATGCGAAGCTCACCAGCGATGCATCGGAAGCGTTGCGCTCGCTTACGGAGCGGACCGGAGTGAGAAAGACCGACCTCGTTAACCGGGCGATCAGCATGTACGCATTCATGGACGCCGAGCTGTCTAAGGGCAGCGTATTTAGCCTTACGGACAGTAGTGGGAAGGAACACCGACTGGTGTTTTTCTTCGGAAAGAAAGCGATGAACGATGAGTGACGAACTGAAAGACTTCCGTTACTACGCGGAACAGGCTGAGCAGTACCTTGACGAGGCGGACAGACTGAACGGCTATGACCCCGCTAAGTGCAGTCGGATCACTGCCATTGCTGTCGTGTACGCCGAACTGGCGAAGGCCGCGCCGAAGGTCGAATCAGCTGCGCCTGTGCGCTGCCCGGAGTGGCTGAGCCGAGGCGTTCGTGACCTCCCGAGGGGGTTCATTGACTACCAATGCGTGTTGTTCGCGGGCCACGGTGTAGAACACGAGTCGTCTACCGGGAAATACTGGCTTACGGAATCGGGTACCAGTGCCTAGGTGGCTCGCAGGAGCGTTGATCGGGTTGGCTGTCGTGCTCACGCTCGGCGGCCTTCCCGCTTATGGGATCATCCCACTAGGCGTATTGATCGCTGTCAACGGGCAGCGGTGGAAACGATGAAAGGACGGAAGATGTTCAACGTGTGGAAATGGTGCATTGTCGCACCGATCGTGCTCGCAGCGGGCGCGCTGTTCGGCGGGTGGATGCTCATGCTCACCGTAGGCGTTATCCACGGGGAGTGGTTGACCGAAATGCCGACGATCGGGTATTGGAGCGCGGTGAAGGTCAGCTTCATGCTGTCGTTCATGATGGGGCTTGCCTTTGGTGCGTCCCGGTCGGGGAGCAACTGATGGCAGACGACAAACAGAAACTCAACGGCTGCGCTATCGCCGTGATCTGCGTACTCGCGCCGTTCGCGCTGGCTGTAGCGTGGTTCTTGCTCGTGATCCTGTTCGAAGCCGGGCAGTGGATCGGGAGGCAGTAATGTCAACCGAAATCCGCTGTGACGGCTGTAGACAGATCATCGTGAGTGAGGCGTACTCGAACTACTGGCACTGTGAGCTGCAAGGCGACACCAGGCGACTCGTTAACGGAGAGATTCCGGACGATACCGGCCTTACGGCACCAGGCAACCGGCAGTACATTGTCAGATTGCTACAGGCAGACCTGTGCATTCCGTGCATGTCGAAGACACAAGGAGGGACGACGTGAGCGAAACCAAGGAACTCATGACACCGAGTGAGGTCGGGAAGGCGTTGAAAGTTGACGCGAAGACAGTCACACGTTGGGTGACCCTGGGCAGGCTCCGGGGGATCAAGACTCCGGGCGGCCAGACCCGCCTGTATGCGGAGGATATCCGAGCGATCGTGAACGGTGAAGCTGAATAACGCGTGAGCCCCGATGACACTACGGCGTCGGGGCTTCCCTATGCTTGGGGTACCGTCCGCAAGCTCTGCAAGGAATCCGCCGTGTTTTGGTCTGCCCTTTTTGTCCTCGGTTATGTACTTGCCAGCGTCGGCGCTGGCGTTATCCTCTTTCACTCTGTTAACGTCATCATGGGCACTTCGCCCGTCTCCACGCACCGCAACACCGAAGAGGACGAGATCTGGGCTACGCTTCTCGTTACGGTCGGACTCGCCGCGCTCTGGCCGGTCTCGTACCCGCTATGGCTGGCTAGCCGCGCGGCTGCCAATGCGGTAAGCTAGGGATACGGGGCCCTTCGGGGCCACGCTACAAAGACGAGAGGATCAAAGATGTTGGAAGGTGTAGAGCTTCACCTAGTCGAGACTATCGAAGACGTGAACGACTGCCTGAACTGGCTTGCGGGGCTCACCTGCACGCACCTCGGGTTCGACTGCGAGACGACCGGACTCGACAAGATCCACGACAGGCCGCGGCTGGCGCAGTTCGGTGACCGGTTCCAGGGCTGGTCTATCCCCGTTGACCGCTGGTACGGGCTCGTTCAGGAAATCGTTGCGCGTTGGTCGCGCATGGGGAGGTTCGTGGGCCACAACGCGTGGTTCGATGTCCGGCACCTCGCGAACATCGGTATCATCGTGCCCGCGCACCTGGTGGACGACACGATGCCACTAGCGCACATCGCCGACTCAACGGTGTCGATCGGCCTCAAGCAGCAATGCGCTAAGCACATCGACGCGCGCGCCGCTGCCATGCAGTCGCAGCTTGATGCGGTCATGCACTCAGGCGGGTACACGTGGCGAACGATCCCGATCACTGCGACCGGTCCCTGTGCCGTGTTTTGGCTTTACGGAGCACTCGACCCCGTGTTGACGGTGCGCCTGTGGGAGCACCACGCACCGAACGTCCTGCCGACCGCCTCAAAGGCGTATGACCTTGAGGTAGCCACAGGGAACCTCACTGACCGCATGGAAAAGAAGGGCGTAGCCTGCGACCGCGAGTACACCCAAGATCGCCGCGACGAACTGACACAACTACATGAAGACCTCACGAAGCGCGGTCATGACGAGTTCGGCGTGAGTCTCGGTTCGGCTCAGCAGGTGATTGACCGTCTCGTGGACGATAAGGTGCCGCTGTGGAAGCGTACGGACGGGGGCGCATGGTCACTAGACAAGTTCGCACTTGAAGGCATTGACCACCCGTTGGTGCATTTGTTGCAATACCGGTCTAAAGCGGAGAAAATCAACTCGGTGTACCTCAAGAGGTTCTTGCAGTACTCGGAGTACGACGGGCGTATCCACCCGTCGATCAACCCGCTCGGGTTCAACGAGCAGAAAGCCGGAGCGTTCGGAGTCAAAACGTCCCGTATGTCCATGAGTGAGCCGAACTTGCAGCAGCTTACCCGCGTCAACGCTGACGATCCGTTGAGCATGATCGCCCGGAACTGCATCGTTGCCTCATCAGGTCACACGCTGTTGCTGTTCGACTTCGATCAAATCGAGATGCGTATTATGACGCATTTGTCCCAGGACCCAGGGCTGTTCGAGGCGTTCGCGAGCGATGAAGACTTTTTCGTGACGTTGACGCGGAAGGTGTACCAGGACGAGACGATCACGAAAAAGGACCCGAGGCGAAACGTTACGAAGTCGTACGGTTACGCCACCATCTACGGTTCGGGCAACGACACGCTCGCGACCACGACGAAGCGCCCACTTGCCGAAATCGAGCAGCTGTCACGGGACTTCGCCAGTAGCTACCCTGGAGTGCCTGCGTTCCAGAATGCCATCCAACAGGTTGCCAGGCGGCGGTACCGCGATGAAGGGATGGGGTACGTGATCTCGCCGCTTACCGGACGCCGGTCGCTGTGCCACAACCCGAACCTGATGTACCAGTTGGTCAACCACCAAATCCAAAAAATGGCAGCGGAGATCATGAAGATGAAACTCCTCGAACTCGACGCGGCCGGTCTGGGTGATTACCTAGCCCTCGTGGTACACGATGAGGCTATCGCTGACGTTCCGGACGATCAGGTACCAGACGCGATCGCGACCATGCAAGACGTGATGAATGACAACACCCTGTTGTCCCTACCGCTCACAGCGGGTGGCGCAACGGCCAAGCGCTGGGCCGAGAAATCCGACATCTAGTAGAAAGATGTGCTACGAAATGACATTTAGCGAAAAAGTTATCATAGGGGTCGATCCCGGACTCATGACCGGCGTGTACACCTGGCATTCCGGGATGCCCGCACCTGGTTTCGTCGCTAACAGAGCGACTGAGAAGCTATACCCGTGGTTCGAAGGGCTGCACATTGAAGCCGACACGTTCCCGGATCGGTTCTGGAACGAGATGGTCGGGTGGTGCCGTATCACGCCACCTGAGAACATCCACGTGGCAATCGAGCGCTACATCATCACACCGAAAACTGCGAAGCTGTCGCAGCAGACCGAAGCGCTTGAGGTCACCGGCATGGTGAAAGCTATCGCCGCGCTTCACGGCGTGACCGACGTTCGCCAGTACGCGAAGGCGAACCTTAAGTTCGCCTCGGATGACATGCTGCGTTCCATCGGGTGGTCAACGCCCGGAATGCGCCATGCCAACGACGCCGCCCGACAGGCGTTCGCGCTCCTCAAGGACGTTGACTATCCCCGCTGGTCAGAACTGGTGCGGGATGCTAAGATGGAACCTACGACGGAAGGATAAACGATGAACCTAATCTATGCCGAGCTGGTTGAAAACGACCGCATCGTCTTGTTCAGCCGCAAGGCGGATGGCGAACCCGACGAAACGCTGTGGAACGACTCCTATCAGATCAAGATGATCCCCGGCAAGAAGTGGGATCGGAAGAACAAGCGCTGGACGCTGCCGAAGTCGTACGCCGCGTGCATCGTGCTGCGTGAGCTGTTCGGGGATCGAATCGTGGTCGAGCCGGAGATCGCCGCTTGGGCGCGTTCGGAGCGGGGCAGGCGCGATGAAGTGCTGGCACTGCGTGAAGCGTTGTCGCTTGGTGAGCGTTCTGAGTTCTCCAATGACCACGATGACATCCTGTACCCGTACCAGGTTCCCGGCCGTGACTTCCTCGTAAAAGCGACAAACGCACTCATGGGGTGCGAAATGGGTACGGGAAAATCCCTACAAACCCTAGCAGCCCTACGCGTAGCGGATACTATGGACAAAGCGTACCCCGCTCTCATCGTCTGCCCCAACTCACTGAAACGGAACTGGGAACGCGAGATCAAGCGATGGCTGCCTGAGGCGAACCCGTTCGTGATCCAGGGCAGCGCCGCGAAGCGACGCGTCCAGATCGACGAGGCTGCCGAAGCGGACAACGCCGTCATCATCGTGAACATCGAAGCGATGAAGCTGCACTCCCGCCTGTCCTCATACGGCTCGACGCGCCTCAAGCGCTGCATGGAGTGCGAGACGAAGACACAGCCGGGAACGCCGGACTTGAAAGAGTCCGCCTGCGAGGTACATGAAAAGGAACTCAACCGCATCCCGTTCCGAGTGTGCGTGCTTGACGAAGCGCACCGGGTGAAGGACCCGAACGCCTTGCAGACGCGCGCCATCTGGAACGTGTTCCACGGTCCGACTGTCGAATACCGTTGGGCGCTCACTGGCACGCCCGTGGCGAACCACCCTGGTGACCTGTGGTCGATCATGCACGCGATTGCACCGGAGACCTACCCGGCAAAGTCGGCCTTCATCGACCGATACGCCCAGATCGAATACAACCACTTCGGTGGCATGTCGATTGTCGGCCTCAAGCCGGAAAACAAAGAGGAGTTCTTCAAGATCCTTGACCCGCACTTCCGACGCATGATCAAGGCCGATGTCCTCAAGCAGTTGCCCGATAAGGTGTTCATGCGACGCGATGTCGAGATGAGCCCCAAGCAGGCGAAGGCGTACAAGGACATCGCCGAACAGCTCGTGACGGTGCTTGAGGACGGCACGGTGCTCGTTGCCAACGGGAACCTGGCCGGAGCAACCCGGTTGCTGCAATTCGCGTCCGCCTACTGCGAGGTCGAACAGGGGGAGACTCCCGAAGACCCCGCCACGTGGATCGTGTCGCTTACCGACAGTCCGAAGTCCTCGAAGATCGATGAACTCATGTCGATCATCGAAGACGAACCGGACAAGCCGATGGTGATCGCTGCCGAACACCGACAGCTCATCGACCTCGCGGCCACGCGTATGACCGATGCCGGTATCCCGTTCGCTCGGGTGACCGGTGGCGTGTCAGGGGACGAGAGGGACGCTGCGGTTCAGGCGTTCCAGGACGGGAAGATCGACCATATCCTGTTCACATACAAAGCGGGCGGAGTGGGGCTCAACTTGACGCGCGCGGACACGATGGTTCGACTTCAGAGAAGCTGGAGCGCCATCGACAATAACCAGGGTGTCGACCGCATCCACCGCATCGGCTCCGAAGTGCACGACAAGGTGACCATCATCGACCTCGTTGCCGCTGGCACGATCGAGGAGTCGCAGCTCGAAAGGCTGTACGACAAGGCTGAGCGGCTTGAGGAGATCGTGCGAGACCGCGCTAAGCTCCTCGCACTCGGCAAGACCACGGATGATCTGGACGCGGAAGCGGCCCGGATCGAAGCTACCGGATTGATGGGAGGATAGGATGCCAAGCCTAAATTACAACGACCCGCGCGCCACAGCGGAGTACATCGCCAAAGAGAAGAAGCGCAAACGCATCGCGAACCTCAAAACGTTTGTGGAACGCTGGGCACCGAGGTACGAGGCTGAAGTGAAGGAGGAGAGGGAACGTGAGACGGTTCAGCCAGAGTGAGTTTAAGGAGTTCCAGTGCAACCGACGCTGGTATTTGTCCAGCTACCGAAGGCTGTCACCGATCACGCTTAACCCTTCGGGGCCACTCAAGTCCGGCAGCCGCGTACACGCCGCGCTCGAGGTGTTTTACGGACCCGATCCGGAGACGTACCTTAACGAACTCAAGTCCGAGCAGGACAATGACTGGAACGCGTATCTGGATAATTGCACCGAACTCGGTACCTATCCTGATGTCGAAGTGGCGAAAGCGTTCGAGAAAGACTCCGAGCTTGAGCGCGCGATGCTGGAAGGCTACGCAGACTGGGTTGCGGAGTCAGGCGTTGACGCCGGTATCGAGTTCACCGCGATTGAGGAAATCGTGTCGGTTCGCGGTTCGGATTTCGCACCTGAGATCGTGTCGAAGTTCGGAGAGTTCGAAGTCGTCGGCAAGCTCGACGCTCGTATCCTCCGGCTCATGGACGGCGCGCGGCTCTTTGTAGACCACAAGACGGCTGCTAGCCTTGTCTCCGCACTCAGTACGTTGCACATGAATCCCCAGATGCTCCATTACGCGTGGCTGGAACGCATGACGCAACCGGCGGGTACATGGAGCGATGGCGCGCTGTACAACGTGCTTAAGAAGGTCAAACGCGGCAAGCAGGCGAAGCCTCCGTTCTACGCTCGATACGAGGTGAACCACAACGAAGACCAGATCGCCTCGTACGAGTTGCACATGAAGCGCAAGATCACAAAGATTTTCGAGCTTGAGGCGTTGCTCAAGGACGCCACAGTCGAAGAGCAGGCGCACATTGCGGAGCCGAGCCCCGATGACTCATGTTCTTGGAAGTGTCAGTTTTTCACACTATGCCCGCTTTATGACGACGGGTCACGAGCTGAGGACATGGTGCGGGAGGAGTTCGCAGAGCGTGACCCGCTCGCCAGATACGCGGCATGATATAATTCAGACCTAGGACAAAGAGGAAGGACAAGATGACCGAAGACAGAAACCCGCGCCATAACGCGACGTTTCTCGTGTACGCCGAAACCAAGCGCGGAAAGTCGACGCTCGGGGCGAGCTGCCCCGGGCCGGTGCTCGCACTCGACGCCGAAGGCAGCTGGAACGCGTTCGAGGGGCGCAAGAACCCCAACAACCCGAACCAGCCCTACCGCGTCGTGTGGTGGGACCCGAAAGAGGCTCCCCCGAAGGCTGACGGAACCTGGGACATCTGCGTGGTCGACGTGCTTCGATGGGAAACCGTCGAACAGGTCATCCAGTGGACCATCCAGCCTGATCACCCGTTCCAATCCATCGTGGTCGACTCCGTGACGCAACTCCAGAAACGCTGCAAGGAGGCGCTTCCGGGGTTCCAATCCGGGAACCAGCAGTATTCGGACTGGGGGCAGCTCCTGACCCGCATGTCTGAGAAGGTGCAGCGGTTCCGCGACATGGTGAAGGACGTTCGCAATCCGTTCCGGGTTGCGGTGTTCACCGCCGAAGGCGACCTCCGGCAGGATGGCAAGTACGTTCCGAACATGGAAGGCGCGCTCCGCAAGGGCATCGCCTATTGGATGAACACCACGGCTTGCCTCACGGTCAAGCAGGTCCCGAACGCGGATGGCATCATTGCCGCTGACAGCCCGTTGGTTCGCTCGCTTATGGTGAAGCCGAACCCGAACTACATCACCGGTTCGCACTTCGAAGACCGGTTCACGACGAACGCCATCGAAAACCCCAACATCACCGAGATGATGGGCCAGATCTTCCCCGGCTTCAAGTCGGAGTAAGGAACACACATCATGACTACTGTCCCGTGGGATGTCCTTGTCGCGAAGGCCAAGACCGAAGGATTCACCGAGTGCGCGCCGATCGGTACCTATCAGGTCCGCGTCGAATCCGCCGAGTCCGGCGAGTCCAGCCAGAAGAAAACGCCGCAGATCGAGATGCGACTCAAGATCACCGAAGGCGAGCACGCGGGCAAGCGTCCGACGACGTACGCCCACCGCATCTACATGACCGAGGCCAACGCGTCGATGTTCATGCAGAACATGAAGGCGTTCGGGATCTCCGATGAAGTCCTCGTCAGCCAGCGTCCGACGCTTGACCAGATCGCCCGCGCCATCATCGGCAAGACCGTGACCGCGAAGACGCAGGTTGCCAAGCGCAACGGTGAAGCGCAGACCGACCGCGAGGGTAACCCGCAGATCGAAGTTGCCTGGTCGTTCAAGGCTCCGCGTGACGGGGCCATGGCGGTCACCGAGTTCCCGCCTGTCGGTGGCGGCGCTCCCGCTATGGCCGGTGGCAGCACGATCGATCCCGGCTTCTAAACACCCAAGGGGACCCCGACTGGGGTCCCCTTTCACTCTTTGGAGGTAAACTCATGTACGTGGCGACAAACCGACAGAAAAAGAACGCGTTCGAGAAGCGAGCGGAGATGCAGCGGAAGGCAGCGGAACCCGCACCTAAGGCTGCGCCTCGCGCGACGCCCACCCCGGTCGCGGAGCCGAAGCCTGACCTCGAAGCGATGAAAGCTGCGGCTGCGGAAGCGGCTGCACTCGTTCACGCTTCGGCGCCTGAGCCTGTGACAGAACTGCCTGTGGAGCTGGACCCCACCAGCGGAACACCTCTTCCGGAATTCGACCCCGCCAGCCCTGAGCAGGTGAGCGAAGCCATTGAGCCGAAGCGTGGCCGTCCGATGTCCGCCGCTGTGGCGAAGCGGAACGCGACGATCCTCCAGTTGCTCGCCGAGAACCCCGAAGGTCTCTCGAAGCCACAGCTCGCTACGGAACTCCGCGAGAAGGAGGCGAACGTGTACACGTCGCTGCGCCGCCTCCAGAGTGACGGGAAGGTTCGCATGGAGAACACCGAAGGTACCAAGTACCTGTGGTACCTGGTCTGACCTGCGGGAACAAGAAAGTTTGACCCCGGGGTTGACAGCCCCGGGGGACACTGATAGTGTTCTCTTATCAGCAAGAACGAAGGCCAAAGACAAAGGATGAACGACATGAACATCACCGCTTACGCCGAAGAGATCACCGTCAACCGCATGGGCATGACTGACTACCAGGTCATTGACGCCGCTCAGAGCGTCGGTAAGAAATACCCGGTGGTAATCGGACACGTGACTGTCATTCACGGATTCCTGCACTACACCGGCGACCGGTACAGCACGCACAAGGGCGTCTACGCCGTTATTGAGCCCCGCCTGCCGGAGGGACCCAACCACCCCGACACGATCCGCCGAGTGCTTCGGGAAGGCTTGCGGCATGGACGCGACGACCGAAGCTAGGCGCGGTAGGATAGTGAGGCCGGACTTCGGTCCGGCACATAGCGGGTTAGAGGAGTCCGGTTGTCCTCGTCAGTCTCATAAACTGAAGACCGCAGGTTCAAATCCTGCACTCGCTACGGTGTGTTTAGTCCGTACACCACAAGTCGACAGCGCTTAACCAGCGTCACGGACTCAGGTTCGGTCGGGTAGCTCCCGACGCGGATACAAAGGCCCCGAGTGGTTTCGGGGTAGTGCTGCTAGCTCAGTTGGCAGAGCACCAGGTAATGGAGGTGCGGGGTTCAAGTCCCCGGCAGCACGCAATGAGGTACCGGTCAGCACCGTGTAGGGCGCATTAGTGATAGTGCGTACGCTTGCGGGGTACAGGACCTCGGGAGGTACCTTCCGGGGTGTGAATGACAGCCGTAACCGGCTGGGTGTTCGCCAACAGGGGGACTCGGATGGAGATCCGTAGTCTTAAACGACATCTAGGCATGTGCCCCGCAAGCACCGTTAGCTCAGTGGAACGAGCGGCTGTCTTACAAACAGCGGGTCGGGGGTTCGACTCCCTCACGGTGTACGGGACGCCGGATGTCGCGACGTTGGTATAGGCGGGTTAAGTGCCGTCATGTGGTTTTGGTGTACCACATCTCCAAACATCTGGGAGGGTGAGTCTTCGCGAGGCTTGTTCTCCCTAGGGCTGTTAGCTCCAACGGTAGAGCGTCTGTTTTGCAAGCAGAGGGTTGTCGGTTCGAATCCGACACGGTCCACGCAATTACGACGAAAGGATGAAAGATGGACACTGCGATTCTGATTGTGCACACCACGCTGTACCTGCTGATTGGCGCGTTCAACTTCGCTTTGATCGGCAGGCAGCCGGAAGGCGACAACCGGCGAAGCGGGACCGCTTCGGCAGCCTTCTTGTATGGGCTGTTCACAATCGCGTTCATGCTCTGGTGGGAAACGCCTGATCTGACCTCGCTGTGTGCCAAGTACTTCATGCTCGGGTTCATGTGGGTTCCGTGGCTGATCGATCTCAAGGACATCAACAAGCCGTATCGAGTACTCACCACCGTAACCGTGGTTCTTGCTTCGGTCTTCATCGCGATTCGTATCGCGGTCGTGCTGGCGTTCTGGCACTGATAATTGATAAAGAGTTCGGAACCGGTCTATAAGGTGCCTGCTGGCAGTGAAAGCTAGGCGTGAGTTCCGTACGGTGAAAGAAAGCGGGTACCCAAGGGGTACCCGCTTTCTTTCGTGCTATGGTGGGAGTCCCCCAAGATGAAGGACTCATGATGGAAGATTTTACGTCAACACCGTCAGGCGCACTCATGAGCGCGTGCGCGCTGGGCGCGCTCATGCTCGCGCTCATCTTCTGGCGAACCTCCCAAGGCGCGCGCGAGCGCGCACGGGAACGCGCGCGCATCTGGGGCGAGATCAAGCGCCCCGACATGGAAGCGCGCGCGCAGCGCAAGGCCGATGCGCGCGCATCAGGCGCGCGCGCGGACGCGCGCCTGCGCGTCACGCTCATGAGCGCAGTCGCGCTCGTTGCGCTCGCGGCAACGAACCTGAGCGCGCACGCGACGATCACCGCTATCCAGCACATCGGCCTCACCTCGCTTGACGCAGCGATCTCCGCTGTGATCGTGTTCGAGGCTTGGCTTGCGATCCTTGGCGCGCTGTCCCTGCGGCACATGACCAAGGGTGAAGGCTTCAACCGGTATGAGGCTGGCGTGTGGTCGATGGCGTCGCTCATGGGTGTCATCGCCTGGTGGGGTGGTGACAGCCCCATCTTCGCGCTGTGGCCTCTCCTGGCTGCCGTCGCGTGGCACGTGGTCATCACCTTCGGGCGCCCGCACAAGACTTCTCCACTGGTCACCTGGTACCGCATGAAGCGCGGCAAGGCTACCTCGCAGGATGCGAGCACGGTCGTCACTGAACGACTCATCACCCAGATTGTGAACCACGCCTACGCCGTGAACGTCGGGCACAAGTGGATGCGCGCGTTCCATGAGCGCGCATACGATCGCGCATGGGCGCGCGCGGACGCGCTCGGCATCCTTACTCCCGAGGTGCGCGCGCGCATTCAGACGCGCATCGCCGCGCGCTATGCCGGTGCGCGCGCGCTCGCTCCCGAAGCGGTCGCGCACATGAACCCATGGAATGAGCGCGCGTCGACGAGCGCGCGCACTCACAGCGCGCGCGTTGTGCGCCCGGTGAGCGCGCCTCCCGCGCGCGCACTCGAAGAGAGCGCGCATGTTCCGGGCGACGCGCGCGCGCTCACCGAGACGAGCGCGCATGTCGAAGAGGTGCGCGCGCCTGCTCCCGTCGTGAGCGCGCATCCTGTGTCCGAACTGATCGACGCGATCAAAGAGCACAGCCCCGCGCCTGTGGACATGAAGGCATGGATGCTTGAGTACGTGGAGAAGAATGGCAAGCTTCCCACGCGCGGCGAGCTTGCAGTGCCCGCACAGCGGGTGCCCAACCACGTCGCCAGGTGGATCACGCCGGTCCGCAAGGCGCTCGGGTACTAGCGGCACAGCGACCGGCACACCCTTAGGGAAGGTGTGCCGGAGTCGTGCCAACGGCACACCCACTGGAACATCGCTAAACCACGGTTGACCTGCGGAAACACTGTTTTGGCACAGCGGCACGGTGTGCCGAGAGCACCGCTCTCGAAGCGTTTCCGCAGGTCACCGCAACCACGAGGGCATCCCACCTGGTGTGCCGTGCCAGGCGGGTGTATAATTTAATGCAGACCTAAGACCTAGACGGAAGGATGAAATGATGGAAGTTATGGCAGCTGTAGACGCCACGAACAACCCCACTACCGGCCCGATTGCCGTGGTGTTGTTCATCGCCGCGCACATCATCAACTACAAGTGGGGCCGTGGCACGAAGGCGGCGTACGTGGCTCTCGGGCTTGGTATCTTCGCCTCGTTCCTCATCTACGCGTCCACGTGGTCAACGTGGCTCGCAGACCGTTTTACCAGCCTGTTGGGCAACTTCGATGTCGTGCCCGCCCATGCCGTCATGGGCGTTATCTGCGTGCTCGCCATCGTGGCGACCGTGGCCGACATCTGGAACGATCCCGATTACAACAACGCCGCTATTTGGGCGTTGCTGATCGGTCCCATCGCTGCGCACGGCGCGGACGGGTGGGTTTTCGGGCTCGCTCAGGTGCTGTACGGCGGCCTGACGGTCATTGTGCAGGGTCTCGTTGCTGAGGCTCTTGGCGGATTCTGATGAGCGCCGAAGAGAACAACGAGCGCGCATACGCGCGCATGGCGCGCACCTCGTGGGGTTACACCCTGCGGGGTGCGCGCGCGCTCGCCGAAGATGCGCGCGCATGGACGCGCGCGGAAGGCATCGAGGCGCACATCCGTGAACAAGATGCGCGCGCGCTCAGCGCGCAGCACCAACGGGCGATGCGCGCGCACGCGCGCATGTCGAAGAACAGGCGCGCACACAGCGCGCCCCCTGCGCGCGCGCACGCGCTCACAGACATTGAGGTGAGCACGCGCGCATTCGGCACGCGCGCGCTCCGATGCGCGCTCACGATCGCTGTCCCTGCGTGCGCGCTCATCGTGCCGCCATGGGTGTCCATCGAAGGCAACCCGGGCGCGCTCCTTGCATGGCCTGCCGCGTACGGGTACTTGGCATGGCTCGGGTGGACGCACCGCGACGACAAAGCGCCGGTGCAGTCGGTGACCACGCTCGCCCCCGCCGAAGAGAAGACGCGCCTGTTCTCCCGGAAACACGCTGAGGCGGGACTCAAGCCCAACGGGCAGGAATCAGCGATCATCGACCGGGTGCACACCTGGGAGGCCAACGCAACCGATCGCAAGCTGCACGAGGTGTTCCCGGGTTCGCCGGTCATCGATGAGTCCGGCATCCTGATCCCCATGGAGTTCGCGGGACTGTGGACGCCAGCGAAACTGGACACCCAGGTGGATCAACTGCGAGCACTGCTCGCGGTTCCTGATGAGGTCAAGACGCAAGTCAAGCCGGGAGGTACCGCAGACCGGGCCGTGCTCCGTATCCGCACCCGCGTGCGAGACCTGGACCTCACCTGGTCGCCGGATCGCAAGGGCCTCGGGCTCAATGCCGACACGGGCGAAGTCGTCAGTGTCGACGTGACCGACCGGCTCAGTGTCGCGGGCATGTCCGGCGCTGGCAAATCGGTGGCGTTGCGCGTGCTCATGGCGGAAGCGCTCGCGTTCCCGAACACCATGATCGTCATCATTGACCTGAAAGTAGAAGGCGCGCTCTGGGCACACGTCGCTCGCGTCGAATCCGAGGCGGACGGTATCCAGTCGGTCATTGACGATCTAGTGGCCGAGATGAAAGAGCGTGAGGCGATCATGCGTACCGAAAGCCTCGACACCTGGGAGCCTACGCCTGAGCGTCCGCGTATCGTCGTCGTCGTTGACGAGGGTGCGGAGCTGATGTCGGAGGTTCCCGACGCCGTGACCGGCCTGCGTTCGATCGCTCGCCGCGCGCGGTCGGCACAGATTCCGCTCTGGTGGGCTACGCAGAAACCCACGGTGACCGGCCCCGGTAAGGGTCTCGACTCCGCTATCTCGGCTCAGCTGACCTCGCAGGTGTGCATGGCTGTATCGTCCCCTACCGAGGCTCGCAACGTGCTTGGCGAGGATGCCACCGCTAAGGGCTGGCACGCAGAAGACCTCCTCAAGGGCGGGTGGTCACTTGTCCGCGTGCAGGGTGAGGACCGGACACCGGACCCTACCCGCGTGTGGCACATGACGAAAGAGCACGTAAAGGCGCTTGAGCCGCGTTCGCCTTGGCGTCGGGCGAAGACACTCGCCCCCGTGGTCGACGCGAAGGATGCGCTTGTGGTCGCGCTTGAGCTGTCCGAAGGTCTGCAAGGTGTGTCAACGGCTCGGCTCGCTACTGCGCTCGGCGTCGCTGACACTGAGGTGCACGTGCGTATGCGCGTGCATGGCGTTGAGGTCGAACCGAACGCCTTCGCGATGGGCAACGGTGAGAAGGCTCGCGGATACCGCAGAGATAAGCTTGAAGCAGCGTTCAACAGGAGGAATGACCGATGAGACTCGAATGGCAGAAAGACGCTGAGAGCCCGAACAGGTACAACGCGGAAAGTTTCAGGTACAGGTTCATCCTGCTGACGACGACGACCGGTAAGGCGAATTTGTGGGTACAGTCTGTTGACGATAAGTGGGGGACCAAGGCCATCGACACGCGTTCGTGCCGCTCCGTTCGACACGCTGAGCGCTTGGCGCAACGCTTCGAGGACAACGGGAAGGCGCGTCGACTCCGATGAACTGGTATCGGTTCAAAGTTGAACTATCGGCGTGGGCGGGCGGTTCGGTGCTGTGCACGCTCACCACGGTAATCGGACTGGCGGTAGCCGTGAAACTGTCGAACGACACTATCGACATGGTGCATTGGACTCCGCGAGAGCAGTTCATGCACGAGCACCCATGGGTATTCCCCACTGTGCTCCTGGTGCTAGCTGCGGCCATGTGGGTATCAGGACTTCGTGCGCTGCACCTGTTGCG